TTCACGACTTTTATTGTCAGCATGTCAAAAAGGGTGGAATCTTTGGTGCTGAACACACCACTTTGAAATTTTGGCAGATGGGCTCAGAGGAAATTCAGCGTGACCCCGCGTTTTGTGAATACCGAGGAAAGCTGAGTCTTGTCTTTACCAGCCCACCATACTTCAGCAAGGAAGCTTATTCTGAGGACCCCAGCCAATCTTATAAAAAATTCTCTCAATATGAAACCTGGCGCGATGAATTTCTCAAGGAAACTCTAAAAACAGCTTATGAGTGGTTGCGACCGGGTGGAATTATAGTTTGGAATATAGCGGACGCTAAGTTTGGCAACGAGGTATTGCCTTTGGAGTTGGATTCTTGTAAGATAATGGAAAATTTGGGATTTGTGTTTGTTCAAAAATATAAAATGGCATTGGCCCAAACCCCAGGGGGCAACAGGATCGATGCAGTAACCGGCAAACCAAGATTTCAAAATTTCGCAAAAGTCAACGGAGCATGGCTCAAGGTTGAACCATTCTACGTTTTCGTAAAACCCACTTAGGATGATATTCGCTATTCCCTTTATAGGGGCCACGTGGCTTTCCTTTACGGATAGAAGCGGCTCGTTCAATGTGTTCTTTGGATTGAGGACCAGTCTTTATTCCTCTATTCCAGGGAATTCTTTTCTTGAATTTTGAAATAGTTTTATTGGAGTGTCTGAATCCAATCTGTCCTTCACCACCACAGGTCATATTATAACCGTTACCAGAAGAGTAATGTGAATCATATAAACGGATGAAATATCCCTCCATAATATTCAACACAAAATCCTCATCGGGTGACTCATACTCGACCACCCAATCAAAACCCTCTTCACCATACTTCTTAATCGCTTGATGAAATACGACATCCTGAGTTTTTGTTTTTGCTTCCCAAAGGTGGATGTATTTCCGTCTAGGCCAGGAGGTGTCGTACCCAATATACACTTTTCCATTGAACTTGTTGGTAGCTTTATAAATGACAGGCATACTATTACTTATATGCTTTCAACTGTGTCAAAAACAACACACCTTTTTAATCCAATTCTAATCTAGTCCCACCCCAAACCCCTTGACAGCTTGCCCCAGGTATGAGATAATTAGTCTATGAAAACTACTTCTATTCCTGTCAATTCAGTTGTCACCCACCTCAGCAAGTATGGCATGAAGAAACAAGCTGGACTCGTTGTGGCTGATGCCGGGACCAAGTATGGTCGGCAGTATGTTTGGGTGTCATGGGTCGCCCCCAAGACTCTCGTGGTCATGCAAACTGCCTTTTGGACCCAGGTTTTGAGGGTTTCTCCCCAGTCCGCCCAAGAATTTATTAAACAGACAGCAAAATCAATGAGTTACGCCGAGAATAGGGCTTGACATTCCGGTAGGATATGATAGAATTAAGACGTGGATAAGAGAGAAAACCTAGAGACCAAGAAAAGCATGTTTACTGTTGAAACCAAGAGTATGCTCGCCAAGCTAATGGCAGCCGAGAATATCAAAGTTGAGCACCGTGTCTGTAAGACCGCGAGCTTCAATCTTAAAACCCGCACGTTAACCTGTCCGATCTGGAATGCTATGACGGGCGACCTTTACGATTTGCTGATGGGGCACGAAGTGTCTCATGCGAAAAACACTCCCTTGAACGGCTGGCACGATTCAATAGTTTATGCCGGGGGCGACAAAAAAGCCTCAGCGGCTGCTCAAAAAGCTTTCAAGAACTTCCTCAATGTCGTTGAGGATGCCCGTATCGAAAAACTCATTAAGCGTACCTACCCTGGATTGCGACAGCCCATGATTCGCGCCTACAAGGAATTGGTCGCCAAGGACTTTTTCGGACTGTCTGCCATTTCAGATTTCAACGAACTCTATCTGATCGACCGCTTGAATCTCGCAGCGAAGTGCGGGACCGCGCTCAATATCCGATTCTCGAAAAAAGAACAACCCTTCTATGATGAAATGATGACCCTGGAAACATGGGACCAAGTTGTTGCCCTTGCGAAAAAGCTCTACAAGCATAGTGTGGATGAGCAAAAAGAGGGCGAGCAAAAAAAGAAAGAATTAGCCGATCACCTCAAAGATACGATTGAGGATGAGGAAGAGGGTGAAGAAGGCGAAGAGGGTGAGGAATCTGATTTTGATGAGGATTATGATTCTGAGGAAACCGAGCAGGGGGACCGCAACGAAACGGGTTCCGACGACCTCGATTCTGATGAAGAGGATTCTGATTCTGACAAGGGGCAAGACAGCGACACCGAAGGCGAGAACGCCGATGGTGACAAAGAAGAAAAAGCCGACGATGCGACGACCGAGAAGTCCAAGGACGATGGTGCGGGAAACCGGACCAAGGAAACCGACAAGAAGCCTTCGGGCAATAAGTCGGATGCCAATGGCGCCGGACAGCAAGAAGAGTCGAAGGACCAGGAGTTTGTCCCCAAAGCGAAAACCGATGAATCGTTCCGTAACATGGAAGAAAAACTCGTGGCGGATGCGAACGTCGTTCCAATGGATGTCATTATCCCGACCCCGAACCTGAAAGACATTGTAGCCCCCGCTTCAGTGGTCAATAATTCGCTTTCATCCTACTATGCTGGACAACGAGCCACTGGGGTGCGCTTGCTGAACGAATTTAAGAAAAAGAACGAAGATTATATCTCGTTGCTTGCGAAAGAATTTGAAATGAAAAAGGCTGCGCGTTCCTATGCGAAAGCCAAGATTGCCGATACGGGCGACATTAACATTAACAAGCTTGCGACCTACAAGCTGGAAGATCATATGTTCAAAAAACTCATGATCGTCCACAAAGGTAAGTCACATGGGCTTGTGTTGATTCTCGACAAATCGGGGTCAATGTCAGAACACATCCAAGCGGCCATGGAACAGATTTTAGTGATGGCGCTCTTCTGCAGAAAAGTCAATATCCCATTTGTCGCCTATAGTTTCAGCGACAATTCTGGAGCAGCCCGCGAACACGACTTCCCTGGAAGATCTTCCTATTCACCGAACCCGCTGAAACCGTTTAGCTCCAAAGAGGGTGAAATGGTCATGGGCAACCTCGACCTCCGAGAGATGTTCAACTCCAAGATGCCCGCGCATGAATTCATGCAAGCGATTACCAATCACATCATGGTCGCGGCGGGGATGACGAACCGAAACAATATCGACATTCCTGATTATGAGCGTATGGGTTCGACCCCGCTCAACGAAGCGTTGGTCGCCCTGAGAGACATTATCCGAAATTTCAAGCTTGCTCACCGCCTGGATATTGTGAATGCTATCGTAGTTCACGACGGCGATTCTGATGGAAACCGTGAAGTGCATGGTTCCCACTCTCCGTCAAGCTGGCAGCGTAAGCGGTTTGAACCGCAAAATATGCGAGTGACCTTGATCGACCACAAAGAGCACCTGCATATTGACGTGCCCAAGGATTATCGGGGTGTGACTATTGCCCTCATGAAGTGGCTCCAGATGACCGCCCATTGCGGCGTGTTTGGATTCTACATCACCGGGAACACCGCGAGAACTGTTAGGGGTGGGATTATGGAACTCTATCAAAACAAGCAAGGGATCAAAATGAAGTGCTATGGTCGTCGGGATCTGCCCGCGAGTAACCAAGTGATTTTGCTCGACCAGCTTTGCAAAGAAGTGCTCGTGAATAAATTTCTTGAATCCTACTCTGATGGGTATACGCGATTCTATTTTATCCCTGGATCAACGGAATTGCTGACCAGCAATGCCGGACTGGTGGACAATGGGACCAAGTGGACCCCTCATAGACTTCTGACCGCCTTCAAAAAGGTTCACCAGAAGCGCCGAGTGTCCAGGGTGATGGTAAACCGATTCATCGAATTGATGAGCGTATAGAAGAGGGTTATAATGCTCGACAGAGGGTTCAAAAAGAGGGTGTATGCTAGGACATTGGTGCCTAATAATTCACCCTCCTGGACCCTTTGCGGGGGTCGGTTGTGTGTTCAAAATTGGACATTAAAAGTGTCTAATCTGGGCGTGGATAGCTTGACAAAAACCACCAGTATGATATAATTATATCATGGATAACAGAGAAAACCATTTTCTTAGGAGTGCCCGATAATGTCTACCAGAAGTGAAAGCCGCGAAAAGTTCTTAGCCCTGTTGATTGCGACCGGGAAAACCGTCGTGACCACCAAGGAATTGCTGGACCTGTGCGAAGCGAACGACCTCAAGGAACCCCAGTGGTTCACCAAGGACGCCGCGAACCGTGCGGGGCGTGGTCAGTTCCATGTACCCTACAATCCTTCTTCAACGACCGCCTCAACGTATGTGGCTCCTGTAGCCGCGGTTGAATCTGAGCCCGTTGTCAATTTTCAGCCCCTCACGGGCAAGCCGAAACCCAGAGTCATCTCAGTCGTGACCGACCTTGAGGACCAGGGTATCGTTCCTACCAAGTATAAAAACTACGTGCCCTTCGGCAACTTTGAGGACCTCAAGTCTATCATTGTTTCGCGCCAATTCTACCCTGTGTTTATCACCGGACCCTCGGGCAACGGCAAATCAATGTCCGTGGAACAGGTTTGCGCCCTACTGGGACGCGAATATGTTTGTGTGTCTATGACCCCTGAGACTGATGAGGGCGACCTCCTCGGCAACTATATCCTGATCGACAACCAGATGGTGTGGCGTGACGGAGCCGTGACAGTCGCCGCCCGTAGGGGTGCTGTTCTCTGTATCGACGAAATCGACTACGGGGCCCAGAATCTTTCGTGCCTCCAGAGGGTGCTTGAAGGAAAACCGTTCTTGCTGAAAAAGAAGGGTGAGATTGTCACCCCCACGCAGGGATTCCAGATTATTGCGACCGCGAACACCAAGGGCAAGGGTTCTGAGGATGGACGCTACATGTTTACCAATGTGCTCAACGAGGCGTTCTTAGAACGTTTCCCGATTACTTTTGAGCAGGAATGGGCGCCGCAAGTTGTTGAGCGCAAAATTGTCAAGAAGGAACTTGAGGCCGCGGGGCGGGGCGACGATGAGTTTGCCAATCACCTCGTGATCTGGGCCTCGACCATTCGCAAAGCCTACGACGAAGAGGGTGCTTCCAGCGAAGTCATCTCAACGCGCCGCTTAGTTCACATTGCCAGAGCGTATCCGATCTTCAACGGCGACCGACTCAAAGCGATCACGTATTGCTTGAATCGTTTCGATGAGGAAACCAAGAAGTCGTTTATCGACCTCTACAGCAAGATCGACGCTACCATAGTGGTAGCGAACACGATGAATACTGAACCCGCAGCCGAGACTGTGGAACAGAGTGTGGGCGAAGTCTAAGTCTACCACAGAGACCGAGCGGGGTGCTCCGAGAGGGGCACCCCTTTTGTGGTTTTGGAAACAAGTCTACCATCCAGGCATCATGGTAGCGAGATAGTTGTTGACAGGCGATTGAATTTATGTTATCATGTTCACTAATCGTGCGAGGTTCTTTGAATCCAGCATAGAGGATAGGTCGACCTCTTTTTTTCGACCCAGTAATAGTGAGGTTTTTTATGTCAACAGTTTCAGCCAAGTCCCGCCTTCTCGCATTCTTGCAAAAGACAACGGGGTACAATACGTTATCCGTCGTCCAGGCGCGCCGTCGCTTCGGCATCCAGAATGTGTCGGCTGCAGTCAATAGCCTTCGCAACGAGGGTTATTCCATCTACACGAACAAGCTTACCCGCGCAAGCGGCCGTAAGGGTTTCGAGTATCGCTTGGGTCGTCCTTCCCGCTCATTCATCGCCAAGTGCGAAATGAACGGCGTGATTGCCAAGGGTCCAGTTACCTACTAATCAGAACACGTCCTAATTCTTAGGACGCTCTGTTCTGACAGTATGCGGAGGCTCTCTCTTTCGGGAGGGCCTCCGCTTTCGTTCGGTCTTGGAGGTGTTGTGGACTATCGAAAATGGGACGTCAGGTTCATTGAACTTGCAAAGCATGTCTCCTCGTGGGCCAAAGACCCGAGCACCCAAGTTGGTGCCGTCATTGTTGACAAAAAGAACCGGGTACTCAGCCTAGGGTACAACGGGTTCCCTCGTGGGGTCCAGGATTCACCTGAACGGCTCAATAACCGGGAGGTCAAGTATTCCATGGTCGTCCATGCGGAAATCAACGCGCTGATCTTTGCCACACAACCCCTTGACGACACCACACTCTACCTGTGGCCGTTTCTTTCGTGTTCAAGTTGCACCTCTATCATTATCAATGCAGGCGTCAAACGAGTCGTGGCCCCTGTCAGTCATAATCCCCGTTGGGTAGACTCCATCAAACTGAGCCAGACACTCTACCATGAGGCTGGTGTGCAGGTTGTGCTCATTCCTTTGTTTGATAAGTATGATACATAATAATATGGTCACATTATTCTAGGAGGTTTGAAGTGGAAATCAAGATTGATATTGAGCAACTGAGAAAAAACAAAATCTTTATCGCCACCCCGATGTATGGTGGACAGTGCTGCGGCATGTATATGAAGTCCTGCTTGGACCTTCAGACCATCTTCCAGCAATACGGTATTCCCTCCAGGTTCTCCTTCATCTTCAACGAATCCCTCATCACCAGAGCGCGGAACTACCTCGTTGACGAATTCCTCAGAACAGAATTTACCCATCTCCTGTTTCTCGATGCAGACATCCACTTCAACCCACAAGACATTATTGCCATGCTGGCGCTAGACAAGGACGTGATCGGTGCGCCGTATCCTAAGAAGGCGATCAACTGGGGTAACGTGGCGCTTGCAGCACGGACCCATCCAGAACTCGACCCCAAGGAACTTGAGAACGTAGTCGGTGACTACGTGTTCAACGTGGTCAAGGGTACCGAAAAGTTCCAGGTCTCTGAACCCCTGGAGGTCATGGAAATCGGCACGGGTTACATGCTCGTCAAGCGCGAGGTGTTCCCAAAGTTTGCCGAGGCGTATCCTCAGCTTCGCTATCGCCCGGACCACGTAGGTCAAAAAAACTTCGACGGCACCCGATACATTCATGCGTATTTTGATACCGTGATCGATCCTCAGAGCGAACGGTACCTCTCAGAGGATTATATGTTCTGTCAGTGGTACCGTGCGATTGGTGGACATATTTGGTTGTGCCCATGGGTTCAGACGCAGCACGTTGGCACTTTCGCCTTTACTGGGAATATGGCAAAGATAGCAGACTTAACAGGGAGGTTGTAACATGAGAATTTTCACATACGCTTTGGGTGGATTTTTGCTGGGTGTATTGCTGGCGCTTGTCATCAGTACCGTATTCGCAGCCGATACAATTCGGGCCTGCACGGGCACAGACGGGACGGTGACCTTTACCAACGTAGGCGAACCAACGTGTCCAGTCGTGGCGTTACCAGGACTCACGGTCGCACCTACGCGAAGTTATCTCACACTCGCTCGGCCAGCCGACGTTTCAATCAACAACACAGAAACAGAGACCGTGAACGACCAAATGTGCACGCTCTATAAAGAATGGATGGTCCTCACGTCACGAACCCTTGGTGGGTTTGCTCACAACACCGTAGCGGATACTCAGCGTCGTCTGGTCCTCGTGCAATTGTTTGGTGGAGGGTTCGCGCCCACTTCCTGTCACTGAAAGGTATATCATGCGTCAATCACTCGGTCTGATAGGTCTCGTTGGTTTCATTGGTGCTGGAAAGGGTTCAGTTGGCGACATTCTCCGTACACAGTTCGGTTTCTCTCAGGACTCGTTTGCGAAGCCGCTCAAAGACGCGGTCGCAACAATTTTCGGTTGGGACCGTCAAATGCTTGAGGGTTCGACACCAGAATCCAGAGCATGGCGCGAACAGCCCTGCGAATTTTGGTCGGAACAATTTGGGTATCCGTTCACCCCCCGCCTCGCTCTACAACTTATGGGAACCGAAGCCGGACGCAACGTGTTCCACCAGAATCTCTGGGTCGCTTCATTACTCAATCGCAGCAAAGACAAGAAAGTGGTCGTGACCGATGTTCGGTTCAAGAACGAGGTTGAGGCGATCAGAAAGTCCGGTGGGATTGTCGTCCGTGTGCGCCGTGGACTAGAACCATTGTGGTATACTACCGCACTCTTGGCGAATGGTGGCGACAAGGAAGCGATCAATAAGATGGCCGAACTTGGTGTCCATCAAAGCGAATGGGATTGGGTGGGGTGCCCGATGGATTATACCCTCGACAATAACGGTACACTTGAGGACCTTGAAAAGAAAATCTCCTGGATGCTCCAGGGCGAGCGTTTTGTCTTGACTTCCACCTTCAAGTAGCGTATAATCATTTCACTCGGTTTATTATTCACCCGTGAGGAACCCCATGAAGTTAAGCGAAAACACCGTCAACGTGCTCAAGAATTTCTCATCCATCAACACCGCGCTCTGGTTCAAGAGCGGCAACACACTCAGGACGATCAGCCCATTCAAAACGGTGCTGGCTGAAGCTGTGGTCGATGAGACCATCCCGTCAGACTTTGGGGTCTACGATCTCCACCAACTCCTCAGCATCCTCTCGTTGTACCAGGATACCCCAGAGGTCACAGTTGTTGGCAACGACCTCGTGATCCAAGGGAACGCGGGTCGCAGCAAAATTACCTACCGCTGCTGTGATGCCACAATGATCAAGACGCCACCCGACAAGGACATCAAGCTGCCCTCAGAGGACCTGTCGTTCCTGTTGACCGAGACCGATCTTGACTGGGTCTTGAAGTCAGCCAGTGTATTGGCAAGTCCCAACATCGCTGTTGTGGGCGACGGTACCAAGTTGGTACTGAAAACACTGGATGCCTCCAATGACTCAGCGCACACCGATACCCTGGACCTGGGACCCCATTCGGGAGACCCAATCAAGTTTGTGTTCAAGACCGAAAACTGGAAGTTCCTACCAGGAACCTACGCGGTCGTGGCATCGAACAAGAGTGCCACCGCGGGAGTCGCCAAGTTCCAGAATCAAGCCCGCAAAGTCGTCTATTACGTAGCGATTGAGGGGCAGTCCAAGTAAGGGCATACTCAGTGTCCTATCACCGATAGAACCACCCTCCTGAGCCCTTTTTGGCCCCTCTGGGGGTGGTTTTGTCACATAGAAACAAGAGGTTAGCTAAGTGGACCCCAATTTGAGACATGCCCTATGGGTTGAGCGGTATCGACCCGCCACGGTTGAGGACTGTATCCTGCCCGACCGGCTCAAGGTACCCTTCCGAGAATACGTCAAAACCAAGACCATCCCCAATCTGCTACTCGCCGGTACCGCTGGTGTCGGCAAGACCACTATCGCCCGGGCGCTCTGTAACGAAGTCGGGTGTGATTACATCATCATCAACGGTTCCGATGAATCGGGTATCGACACGTTCAGGACCAAGATCAAGAACTATGCTTCCTCACTGTCCATGCTTGGAGGTCGCAAAGTCATTATCATTGACGAGGCAGACTACCTGAATCCCAACTCCACCCAACCAGCACTACGCGGAGCCATGGAAGAATTCGCGGGGAACTGCTCGTTTATCTTTACCTGTAACCACAAGAACCGAATCATCGAGCCACTTCATTCTCGCTGTGCGGTCGTTGAGTTTGCGCTCAAAGGTACCGAGAAACAAAAGATGGCCGCGGCATTCTTTACTCGTGTCCAAGCGATTCTCAAAACTGAATCTGTGGACTACGACCAGAAGGTCCTTGCGGAACTCGTCACGAAGTATTTTCCAGACTTTCGACGTGTGCTGAACGAGTTACAACGCTACGCGAAGTTTGGCAAGATCGACGTGGGTATCCTGAGTCACATTGGTGACGTGGATATCACCGAGGTTGTCGGGTATCTCAAGTCCAAGGATTTTGGTTCCTTGAGAAAGTGGGTGGGGAGTCACACGATAGAACCGACCGCGCTCTATCGAAAATTATATGACAACCTCTACACCGTGCTGAAACCTGAATCTATACCCCAGGCAGTTCTGTTGCTTGCTGACTATGGTTACAAGAATGCCTTCGTGGCTGACCCAGAGATTAATACGATGGCTTGCTTGACCGAACTGATGCTTCAATGCG